TGTGAAAATTGTTTTCCATAGGTCCAGGTCTGTAGAGAGCCACACATGCAGACAGTTCGTTTATGTTTTCCGGTTTCATTTTTACGCAATATCCGGATAATCCTGCTGAACCAAGCTGAAAAACATCTCCCAGCCATCCTTTACCTGCATACTCGAATACCTGCTTATCGTCCAAAGGCAAGCTGTATATGTCAATATCTATTCCGTGGTTCTCCTTTATCAAGCGTAACATTTCCTCGAACTTATCCAACTGTATGATACCCAAAACATCTTCCTTTAGGAAGCCTGCCTCTTCCACTTCCGAACCTTCCCAGTCCGTAACTACAAGTCCTTTTTGTGTATGTACGGGCATCCATTCGTAGGATGTTTTTCCATCTGGCAACACTACGGTTCCACACGCATGCACCGACTGGCTTTTAGGTGAACCAAGAACTACCAACATGTCGTTGAACGTTTCTGTATGTTCCTTCACGAACTTCTTTAGGTCTTCCTTTCCGCATACAGTCTTAAAAAACTCCTCTATCGTCTTTTCCTTGTCATCTCCGATACAAGCGGTAAACCATCTGTATAACTGTACTGGTATGCCGTCTGCACGCGCCATGTCCGATATTGCCTCTTTTAGCTGGAGAGTAGTATAGGTGCCAAGCGAACAAACCTGCTCCTTACCAAATCGCTCTTCCATGTAGGCTTTTATTTCGTCCCGTCTTCTGCCGGGAAAATCTGTGTCAACTCGTTTCCCCCGAAGGGGTCAGATGTCGGGCATTGACCCTAATACGGTCTTTGCCCGACGTTTTATTTCAATATTTTTTACTATCATACAACTATTCGTTTATCAGTTCGTCACCTTCTTTTAGCTCTTTCGCTCTGATTATCATTTCCTCGTCATTTCTGATAATCTTTATAAAAGCATTTCCGGATATTTCTTTTTCTCCGTTTATCATTACCACTTCTTCCTCTTCATGCCGAATTAAACGACCCTTTGTCAAAAATCGACTGAATAGGAGTTCGTATTCCAACGGGTTTACATTAACAATACCAAGAAGATAGGACACCAAAGAGCCAGCGGAGGAGCCTCTCCCCAGTCCGACCAAAATGTTATTATCCCTTCCCCATCTGATAATGTCCCTCAGCATCAGAAAGTAGTCCACTACATCGCCTTCTTCTATGATGGATATTTCCGTGTTCAGTCTTTCCGTCAGTTCTTCTTCACTGTATCTATCCAGTATTTCCGGGTGTTCTGCCAGTCCGTCAAATACAAGCGATTCAAACATTTCTGTATTGGACGAATATTTCTTTTTCTCCTCTTCTGTCATTACATATTGGGGTGCATGCCGTACTTGTGTCTCCAGCAAATAATTACAATTTACCGATATGTAATTAAGATTTACCAAAGCTTCTTCAAACAGTCCGAAAAACTTGTCTTCGTCCAATATCAGTTTTGACAGTTCTTCGTAATACTCTTGATAGTTCTTCATGTACTGGTTGTCACTCTCATAATTCACTACCTTTGCCAGTCTGTTAAGCTTTTCCCTTATAGGGGCGTACCGTCTTTCCAGGTACCAAGCGTCACATACCGCCACGGGCTTATACACACCCACGAACTTTTTCAGATTGTCAAGATATTTTTTATCCCGGTCATTCTTCTTGTATTCCACGGTATCAAGCTGGTAATAAGTGTCATTCCATTTTCTTGACAATATAGGGAGATTTTCAAACGTACATGTTTTCGGGTCAAGTAGTAGAAAACATCCGTCTTTCATTTCCTGCAATTCCTTTTCCGTGATAAAACCTTTTTCGTCAACATTCAGAATTTTGTTTATTTTCAATAGGTTATTCCACCCCTCCTTATTCTTGACTATCAGTTTTACCGTATATCTAACGTCCTTCTGTTCATTATATACGGTAACTTCCATACCGAATATAGGTCTTATGTCACTTTTTAGACACGCATTTTGAAACTTGAACGCTGATGCAAGCGTATTCTTTTCGCATATGCCAAGCGCCCTTATCCCCATGAATTTCGCCTTTTCCACCCAGTCGGAATAAAAGTGCATCCCGTTCATAAGCTCGAAATTACCGTGTACCCCTATATAGGTGTCAAACCTCAAACTTTCGTCAAACAAATTCGCTTTTCCGATATACTGCAATCGGTTAAGTTTTACCTTGTTTTCGTCTCCCTTTTTCAGATAATACCATACATCGCCAAACCGGAAAACATAGTTATCACATTCTGTCCTATCTCCTACCCACTGGAACGAATCGTCAAAGAAAATCCCGTTTTCGTCCTTATCCCACTTAAAAGGCTCGAACAATTCAAATGTCTGCCCGTCAATTTCTACAATATAATTATCTAAAACATTGAAAGACAAAAAATTATCTTCCAAATATTTGATTAAGTCTTTATACAACTCTTCCATATTTTTAGGGTGTAAAGGGGAGTGAAGTGTATTTTACTTACACTCCCCATGAAATCAAATCCAAATAAAAACGGCAAGTTTATGATTTATTAAAATGGTTCCTGCAACAAACGGAAACAACGTTGTAATGCGTTCCCAGTTCTTTTGCAATCCGGCTGAATGAACGACCGTCATTCTTTGCGAGTTCTTCCCACACCTTATACGATATACTTCCTTTCTTGTACGGGTTTTTTCCTTTAGGTGAAAGGTTAAACTTTTTCTTGACATACCCCTTTTGGGTATTTATCGAAACTTCCTTTGCATATTCTTCAATCGTCTTTCCTTTTGCTTCCAGTCTTTCGACAACCTGCTGCAAAAGGTCTTCTTTCTTAAATCCGGAAACGTTCTGCATTCCAAGCTTCCGTCCCACATTTCTCAAAGTCAACAAAGAAACTTCCATTGTCTTACTTCTCCTTTCCAAATACGGCATCCTTAATCTGCTGCACACGTTCTTCCGTTGAACCGGAAACAGAAATATATGGTATTCCGTAATTATCGACAATCTGCTTTATTTTACGGTCGATTTCCTTCTGGTATTCCTCGTCTTCCGAACGCGCACCGTCACCCTGCAATCTGAATGTAATAGGAAGATAGACAAGCAAAGGAAATTCGTATTTCCGTTTTACAATCTGGCGCTTTTCTTTGAAGTCCTCTTCTGCCAGGTTGTTATAATCCTTGTCTTTCGGATTACAGTTGTCAAAAAGCCATGAAGTGTACGCGTTCACATCAATAATACATCTGTCACTAATGGAAGGTTGTTTCATAGCATCTTCCATTATTTGGGTGTATTTGTCGAATATTTTCTTTTGTGATTCAGAAGTACCCTCCTTATTGATAGCTATTCCCTCTTCTTCAACCATCGTTCTGACAACATTCGTGTAAAACTTCCAGTTGTCAAATTCCGGTTCGTTCTGCAAGGCTTTCAATAGGGTTGTTTTCCCCGTGCCCTGCGCCCCGGTCATTAATATTTTGTCGTAATTTCTCATCTGTTGTCTCCTGCTCCATGAATTTTGTCACGCTGTTTGCGTGAAAACAGTTTTTCGATATTCTGTTCGGCAATCTTTTCCGTATCAAGACCGACGCGGTTAATCATACTGTTTATAACCTTCCAGGCGTTTTTCCAGGCTTCCAAAACAGCTTTCTTTCTTTCTTCCGGAAATACATTCTGCTCGGCTTCTTTCCAATCGTCACGCAACCACTTTTTAACCTGGTCTGCAATCTTTCCAACTTCCACGGGCAAATCAAACACACCTGCACCTTCCGCATTTGCCAGCGATTCTTTCCAATCCCAGCCTTCAATATCGAGATTGCACTCTTTGCGAATCATAGCGAGATACCAAAACATATCTCCAATTTCTTTAGAGATTTCTTCCGTTTCTGCCTCGTTATTGATTTTCTCATAGGTTTCTCCCATCTCTGAACACAAACCAAGTGTTACATAGGACAAATCCACTTTTTCGTTATAGCAAGCTGTGGTAGCTGCCTTTTCTTCATACTCGAAATAATCCATATCTTTTGTTTTTTAATTATGATGCAAATATAACAATTTAATTTTCAGATAAACAAATATTATCTCTATTATTTCAAATCTTTCATATCAATTTTTTCTAACCATCTCATTTTGAAATAGGTATAAGGTATCTGTTCCGGCACGTCATTAATCCATATCACTACATTATCGTCATTCGGATGATTTATCTTCACTTTATATTCCTTCCCCTTGTATATCACTACGGTACCCGGTTTCAATAGGTGAAACCTATCCCAGAACATAACCGACTTTTTCGTTTTCTCCGAATATTGCAAGTTCGGCAATCCGTATTCCTGCAAAAACTCTTTCAAATAAAAATCTGAAAACGCCTTGTCACTGTCAAACATCGTACCAAGACGGAACCTTTGTTTCAAGTTCAGAATCTTTGCTTTCTTCTTCTCCGCTATGTCCTTATATATCTTCACAAGCTCGACACTTTCTATACGGTTGTAAACTATCGAGCGTAATCTACAACTCAAATACTCCAATTGCAAGTTAATTACAAACTGCTCCAGACTGATTTTCCGTGATTTTTCCATGTCCCTATTTTTGACTTCAAATCTAACAAAAATTAGGATAAATGGCAAAAAATCAGAACTATAAATGTCTTGTATAATAATTAATCGGTTCCGTCATATTGTCAAGCGCCCATAGGAGTTCTTCTTGTGTCGCATCCCCAGGGTCTTTCTCCTTGTCTTCCAATTCGGCAATCTGCACATTGAAATACCTTTGTAGGGTCATTGATACCGTCTTAATCATTTCCGGCTTATCCGGGTCATACATCAGAATCACATTCCTTATACCCGGCTTATCCCTCAATAACCTTATCTGGCTTAATCCCATATTGTTACCGAACGTAAACACGCACTTTATATCGGGTGATTCATAAAGATGCAGTTTCGTATCTACCGATATGTAGTCAAACATTCCCTCCACGATTATTACCGTGTCCGTTTCGTTCGTTATATTGTCATATCCTCCTATCACATGGGAGAACCCGTCACGCGAATTTTCATACCTCAATACAAGCTTTTCTTTGCCCTCCTTGAATCTTTGAAGGTTCTCTTCGTGCCACTCCTTACTTTTCTTTGAGCGTGCCAGCCATGCGGCTAATTTGCCGTTCATTGTAAACTGGAATATGAACTTATCGTACAGCTTTCTTTCAAGAAAGAATTTTGTTTCTGCCGGACGGAATTCTTCATAATATCTTTTCACAAACCCCCTCTTATCCAAATATTCGTCCTTTTCTATATATTCCAGTTTTTTAGGAAGGGTGCATTCCTTGATTTCCTCTGTTGTTTCCTCTTCTTCATCGTCTATTAGAGGGGTCAATTTCTGCATCTTTATCGTGTTCTCGTAATCCTGCTTTATGAGGTCTTTCCTTCCTATCTTCTCCAAGAACTTTTTTAAAGTTGTCTTTGTGCCGCATTTGAAGCAATGGAATGCGCCATTATTCCCGGCATCATTGAACTTTATCCCCCATTTCCCCTTTTTATTGCAAAAAGGGCATTCCTTGTTCCGGTCTTGCATGAAACCTTTTGCTCCAAACAAAGATAGGTTCAGTTCGGATATTACCTCGTTTTTATCAACCCTAAACATCTCCCTTTAAACTAATTCATAAATAATATATCCCAAAAAAGATATTCTTTCTTTACAGTCTTTCACCTTCTTTTTGCAAAACACATCAAAACCTCTTTCCAGGTTACTCTCTTTCATGGAGCAATATTTTCTTGAACTGTATTTAAGATTCTCGACTTCAAAACCGCAATACTTGGCAAATGTTTCTGCTCTGTTTTCAACTGCTTTCAGCACCTTTTCCTTGCTACCATAAATTTCTGAACTAACCCAGGAAATTTCTGCATTTTCAACGATAACTTCTCTAAAACATTCCATACTCTTATCTTTTATTTGTTTGACTTAATTAACCGCCTCCCTTAAGAAGACATTACAAAGATAAGATTATGTTATGACATACGCAAGTGCTTATGTCTAAATTGTCTCTGTTTTAACATCATTTTGCTTTTCACCGTCTTCATCCTTTTTCTTTCTTGTCTTCTTTCCAGATGTAGAAGAAGTGAAACCCTTATCACCTCCGTAATATTCGGCTGTCAACGCCTTATCGCAAAAACGTCCCCTTCCGTAATCCGTCACAATAGGAAAGGTATCTTTTATTGTATCGTAATCGCGTACCTTATCCATATATATACGCATCTTGTTTTGTTTCTTCTCTTCCCTTGTCCGGTTCCCGGTAAACACAAAAGAAAACGGTTTTACAAGTGTTCTATCTCCCTCCGTATAGCTTCTGTCTATCACCTTGTCTGCATTGTCCCATATTTCTAACGGCACATTCCCAGCTTGTGCTGCCGTGAATCCCACCATTTTAAATTCTACACATAAGTTTTTCAAAAGTTGGGCGCACGTCTGTAGCTTTTCTTTTTTGAATGTAGGGTTATTGTCCACAACACGATTTGTCCCGGTTGCTACAAGGTCCAAAGAATCCAATATCAATACATGCGGATAATAACCGTTTTTCTTATAATAGGATATTATCACATTACGGACATCCACCATTGTAGCCTGTCCGAATTTTTCAAAAGAATATACGTCTATGTCCTTAGAATAGGATTTTATGTTTTCAAACGCCTTGTCAAGCTTTTCTGCCAGCTTATCATCTATAACACCCTTTCGGATATTCCCGTATTTTTGCCCCGTCCAGAACTGGTCGTATCTTTCCAAGCACGCACGTGCTCCACCTTCCAACTGTATATGCAAGACCGGGTGTCCGTCAAAGGCTGCCTGCATGCCGTGATATCTCAATGCCGTGGATTTACCCACACCCGACCTCATAATCCATAATACGGTATCTTCTATCGTGGCACCACCTTCCGAAATATCATCTATCTTATCAAGTCCGAACATTACACGTGACGGAATTTCCCCGTCTTCCTCTTCCCGTCTTCCTCTCATTCTCTTGTCAAAATCGGCAAAAACCTTTTGGAAACCACCTGCTTCATGCCTTAATGATAGGGACAATATTCTTTGACTCTCTTCCGCATTTACCCGTATAGCGTCTTCTTTCTTTCCTTCTTCGTACAAATCATGTACTTTTTTAGAAAGTAGCTGGAATTCCACATCTTTAATGTACGCTTCCAGCTGGTCTATAATAATTTCCTTGTCTACTTTGGCGGCAGACTGCACGGCATCTATTGCCTCAATCACAAAATCGCTGTCAGCGTATTTTTGAGACACCACACCCAAAGAAGGAACCTTATCTTTTTCCTTTAATACTTCTGTTGCCTCTTTTAATAAAAATTTGAAACCGGGCCACTCTTTGGGTATCAACTGATAGGTCAGATTATTTACCACCATTCGAGTGATATTCAAATCCATGTATACAAGCTTGAATAATTCTGCCATAAATCCGGCAGACAGTTTTTGCGCCATCTTTTTTAATTTAAAAATTGGGGCTACAAACGTAACCCCTTAATATGAGAAAAACAAATTGTTATTGTTAAATCAAACCAATCGATTTTCTTAAAAATTTTCCTGCGTTCTCTACTGATACACCCAACTTTCTCTGTATCAAAGAAACCATGTTATTGACTTGTTCTTGTGAATCCAAATTTCCTTTCACAAATTCCATCATAATGAATTTTTCTAAAAATCTTTCTTTCATAACCTTATCTTATTAAAGATTCAAACAACAAACAGACATATCACATTCTTCATCGTACTCATAATCAAACAGTTTTCCTTTGAAGTAATTTTGTAATCTTTCAAACGCGCTTTTGTTTTCTTCGTCCCAAGCAATCGTTATCATGTTAGTACGTGCAAAAGTTATTTCTACATTAACACTTGCAACTTTTGAAAGAATGTTTTCTAACATTTGTTTCTTGGCTTTAAATACTGAGTTCATGACTTTTATCTTTTACTTGTTTGACCTTGATTTCTTATCACAGTACAAAGATAAGGTTATGTTATGAGATACGCAAGTGCTTATGTGTAAAATATGGGTTGTTTAACATCATTTCACAATAAAGACAATGCTTTTATAATTCCAGCTTCTAATGCTTCCTCGTAGGTGTCCCACAGACCGCCATCATTAGTCCCCCTGGAATCATCATCTTCCTGCCACGTTCCGTTATCGGCTTTCACTATAGCATAGCCATACCCTACGGCACTTCGGTATATTTCAATATGTAGGTTCTTGGTTTCACGCAGCCACTTTTGGGCAATGGATTGAGTTGGAGCAGAGATAGAGTAAACGTCTGTATTATAATTCTGGGCATCGTAGCTTTCATCTATCTCATACTCAGGACCACTACCTCCTTTATACACCAATTCATAAAAGCTACTAACATCTTCTTTAAATCCTACCGCCTTTAGTAGCTTCGCTGTCTCTAATGTTACAAGTTCTTCGGTCATAGCTGTATAAATAATCTAATTGTTAGAACAATAGTCGTAATGATAAAGATTAATGCAAAATATTTCCATATTTTTACAGTAGCCTCTAAACCGTACTTCCGTTTGTCAAACTCACTTAAGGCATAATTCAAAGCCTCGTCTTTCAATCCCTTAAGCTTATCATTCAAAGCCTCGGTTATATCGTCTGCGATAGTATGCTTCACCCTTTCTGACACGGATTCCGGATAACCCCTCTCTTCATAATTCAATTCATTCAACAAATCATAATGGAATATATAGGGTATTCCGTTTACTTCATAGGAGAGCTTGATACCGCTTTCTTTGATGTATTTCAAAAACTTTTCCTCGGCAATCTCGTTTATCCTTTCTTGGTTAAATTCTGACTGCTTCTTTATCTCATTAAAATATTCCTCGTCAACAATTACACAGTTGTTTTCGAGTTTCATTACATGTGCTTCCATAATTATTCTCCTTTCAGTTTCTTTATCAATACATCAGTATAATTAATTGATTCAATAGCTACTACTTCTATTGCATCCATCTTTTTATCTGGATGTTCATCCAAATACATACCCAAATTTTTCATAAAGAAACTGTTTGAAATCAAAGCTTGCATTGCAGCCTTTGCCAGTTCATAACGCCTCTGTTCCCAATCAATTTTCTTTTCTTCCATCTTTAACCTCCTTATTAGTTTTAACAAACCCCTTTTGAATGCACCAACACAGCATATAATAGGCTGCATCTATCAACTTCGGCATTTTTTCTAAACGAACGGTTCCATTATTCGTTACGTCTACATATTTGAGCCACCACAACCCTACTTTCTTAAATATGTACAAATCATATACTTGTACTGATTCTGGCAACTTATCCAGAATATCCTGCAAAGTATAAGTAGGAAGGATTTCATATGACATAAATCCACAAGTCTGAAATTCCTTATGTAAACTCAAAAACCATACACCTTTTGATTTGTCGTCAATACGGCTTCCATGCGACACTCTTGCCCAATATATACTTGCATCACTTGTATCTAATCCAAGCTCCTGCAAGTGCTTCATTTGTTCTATTGATAATACTTGTTTTGATTTCATAATTCGTAAGATAAAATTACAACCGTTAATGCAATGAAAATGATTACTACTATCAAGGCGATAGATAGACATCCCTTTTCGTATTCTTCATCTTCTGATGGTGTGTTTTCGTTATACCAATCTAATGGATGTTTTAATTTCATTTCTCACTCCTTTCTTTCTCCTTTTTAGCTTTATCACAAGCCGACTTCTTCATTACATACGGACAATCGCAATTCCCGTATCTTTCGTTATACCAACAACAATAGTCACACTGGTGCATCATTTATTCCTCCTTATCTATCTTAATATCCGTTACTTTGCCACGATTGATGAATTTATAAATAATCCCTTTCGCATAATTTATATCGCATAATTTATCATAAGTAAACCGATATGTATGACAAGTATAGTATAAAGAGCATCCTTTGCAGTCATTACTTTCTTGTCTTACAAGCTCATGCAGCACCCCATCAATTATTATTCCGTTCTTTACTTCCATAATCAATATTCTAATACTTCACAATCACTTACTTTCACTTTCATAAACTTTTTAGTTTCCTTATCCACTATCAAAAACTTATCTTTCCTAAAAAAGCCTCCATCTATATACCCCACCACCTTTCCAGTGCCTTTATAGGTAAACTCTTCTACAGTAGGAAGAGGCATACTTGGATAAAACATATCACGCTCTTCGCAACGAATATCGTAATCTGTCGAATTGAATATTTTATAACTAACTTCCATAATCAAATACAATTAGGGCATTCTGCCGATTTATTACCTTTAGTATCTGTGTATGTATAGATACTTTCTCCTTTTGAGGAAATCACATCGACCATACAGCCGCACTTCGTACACTTTCTATGCGCATTGTTAGGGTTGTTTATCCATCTATGCCCTTTTCTGTTTTCTGCGCCTAACTTTGTTCCTCTATTAAATCCCATAATCACACCCTTTCCCGTAAACATTTACGAACTCGCTGACATCCATATAGTCTATGCCAAAATTCTCGGCTGTTTTCTTGTCACTGTCTGAAAACTGCCCTTCGAGGCCGCTTGCATCACCAATCATTAAACAATCTTCTACCTCCAAACTGAAATCTTTCCATGTATTGTAATTATCAAAAAGTTCTTCAAGCATTCCGGTATTTGGCTTTCTCATAGGGTTGCTTCTGTCATTGCTTCCGCAATACTTAAAACGCGTATCAATGTCGCAATAATCCATTATACTGTAACTCACGTACTCACATTTTACATAAATAAATGATTCTGGAACCAACCCTTTTTCTATCCCTCCCTGGTTTGTCACGATAAAAATTTCTTCGGGATTCAAATTCTTTATTGCATCCATGACATCAAACTTAAATTTCATGTCCCATATCCCCTTTGGAAACGTCTCACCACTTGCAGTTTCTATTAACGTGCCGTCCATATCACAAAATAAAACCTTGTACTTTTTCATTTCTCGTTCCTTTATTTGTTTAAATCTTTATCTTCACATCGAACTATTTTATGTTTCTTGCAAAACCTAATTGAATACCTTACTGCCTTTCGTATATCTTCATACTCCTTTGTACTGTACACGTTGTATGTACGGAGTTTTCGCATAATTTCTTCTTCCATGAAAGGAAGTATCTCTTTCTCAAACCTACTCATTTCCTATGTGTTTTACGGTTCTTATTCCTCTTCCTGCGTTTCGCAATCTGCTTGTTTGTACATCTATCATCTTTTAGGCGATATTTTCTCATTTTGGGTACATCACACGGTTCTAAAGGAGAAATATCACTATATGGATTATAAATCTCATAACGAGTATTTTCATTCCAAGAAATTTCGTTCTGCATATTTACCCCTCTTTCTTTTTAAGACTTATATCAATTGACAACCTATCGACAATTTCTTCCTTAATCACCTCCCTGCATAAATTCCTCAACATAGAGTAATCACCATGCCTTTGTATCTCGTTGGAAACCATACAACGAACCCACCTCTCTATATCAACGTCGTTTCCATATGTGTTTTGAAAGATACGTTTAACCTCCTCTTTCACAATTGGAACCATAATTTCCTTTATATCCTCTTTAGTCAACTTTAGTTCGTTGTGGATATAATTCTTCACTTCTCTATATCTATATTTACTCATAATGCTTAAACCTCCACTTTTATATAATTACTAAATTTACAATAAAGATATTTGCTTGAAAACCATCCTAAATGGCTTTTATCATTGACACATTTACAATAGGTTTCCCATTTATCCTTATGTACAATCTCATACATTACGCCTTTGTACATAAACACATCTCCTTCTTGTAAATTTGAAATCTTAATTGTTTTCATATTAGCCCAATCCTCTTTAATCTTTTTCTAAAATTCTTTTCATTCAAAGCTTGTTCATAATAGCAATCCGGTTCAATAACTACTTTATTTTTCATTATAGGTTTCCCGTTTAATACAATTGAAACTTCGTTGGTAATAGAAACTCTCTTTATCTCTTTCGTTTTCAGATTAAATGAAAATAGAATATGACCCGGAATCTTTTTCTTCTTATCCGTCAATTTATATTCATGCTGTTTCTTTTGAACATATTCTACCTGGTTTTTAGATAGACCACCCTTTGTTAAATCCGGAACTATTTCCATATCAATAACTATTTAAAATATTCAACAATTCTTTCGCTCTCTTATAGGTATCAAAGCCCTTTACGTTTACCCATTCATATGAAAGACGTTTGTCTTTTCTGACTTGTACCCAATATATTATTGTGGGAATACAACCGTCGTACCCTTCTCCTCGTATGATTCTATATCTTTCCATCTCTATTTTTCTCAAAACATTTCTCATTCGGATAAAACCAATCTGCACTGCCAGCTATCCCGTCCAGCCATAAAGCACATACATATCCGCGAGAACGGTTCTCTCTATCTACCACACGGAAATAGTGCTTGCATTTTTCACAACAAATATTGTCGGTTTGTTTTCCCATATCAAATACAATTTCTCATAAAAGTTTTCTTGTCAACCATACCGTTTTCCGATTCTTCTACCAAATCAAAAAATATTTCGGCAGAACAAACATGCTCTTCTATCATTATACATATTCCATCAGCAGGATAATATTCACATGAAACATTGTCGTCCCAATCTATATGCTTTTGTGCTTCTTTGGCTATATCGTCACAAGCAAGCATATACTCTATGTATTTATTAGATGCTTTTCTTATTTTGTCAAATATATTTCCTTTCATATTCTCAATCTCCTTTCTACTACTCAATACATAAAACAATTCCCCTACGTATCATATCTTCTAACTCTCTTTCAGAAAACTCATTGAATGAATGTTTGTCCATAGTGCAGAAATGATACCTTACAGATTGCTTTTCATAATTGATATTTTTATGATAATCAATCATTACATCACTTATAACCGTTTCGATAATCTTACCGTTTATAACAAAAGAAAAACGTGTTCCGACATCATAACACACCTTCTTAAACAAAAGAACTTTCCTTTCATCCATTTTATTTCAATTTTTCTTCAAGTTCAGCAATTATACAATCTGTATCACCGCCATGTACCCAGTCCTTCAGTACAGAAGACAAAGCTTCAATAACTTTCTCCTTCTGCCATTCGGTGCCACTATTAAAACCATTAGCAATCATTTCCTTGATGTCAGAAATTCCATTCGGTACCCCACATGTTCCAAATGAGCGAATAACCGATTCGGCATATTCTATTGACGCCTTTTCTACTGTCTGTTTCATTCTTTTACTCCTTTATCAAATTCGGATAATGCCTGCTCGTACTCTTCGAGTTTTTTCAAAGCATAATCTCTCCTATAGGTGATTATGTCACGTGTTGTATAGTCCGTATAGAATCGGTCTATAATACTCTTAACATAAAACCTTTCTGGTTCTTCGCAATGATTAAGTAGAATTACGTAATTCGTGTTTCTTGGGTGGAAACATAGGAATCTGTAATAATTTACCTTACCATTCAAACAGAACTCAATCAGTTTTTCGTCTGTCTTTAAGTTTTCAATATCTTTTATGTCTCTTATTGGTTTCATATCAATAACTTTTGGTTTTCTTGTATCTGCCACATTTCTTGCAGACGTAATATCTGGCGATATATTTATTGCATCCTAACTCATCCCATGCCGTAACCTTCCTTTCATACATCAGCTCCCATTCATGCCGACAGAACCATTTCTTTATAATAGCAATCAGATTCATACCCTAAAACAAAATCTTAAATTTCTTTCCTTTCAATGTCGGCAATCTCTCTTCCACAAACTTCCTTAACTCTTCCTCCTCAATAGGAAACAAAGGGTTATATTTGTACTTAAATGTATGGATATACTGCTCGTTCAGCATCACATCAAAAATTAATGTCTTCATCTAAAATAACCCTCCATCCACAACACAGCTTCTTCTATTGTTTCCACCTTTTTAAACTCCTTTGTGACACAACGCTGCATGTATTCACAGCATATGTTTTCTTCATCATCAAAGTAAATATTGTACGCCCCGTTATCATCAGCCCCGGTACATGCTATTCCAAGCTCCAGGGCATTCTGCACCTCTTTCGGTTCGGTTGAAAAATAGGCGTAAACCTTTTCACTCTTTACACCCTGCAATCCGTTAAGTTCTACGATATTGTTCATATTTGAGATAATATTTGTTTATGTCTGACCCGATTAAGAAAGGGAGGTTTAACACTCCCTTATCAATCACACCACAAAGATAATATTTGTTTATGACATACGCAATAGCTTATTCCCAATAAAATTGCATATTTAACATTTCTTGTGTTTCCTTCTGAATAGGCTTATATCTCGTTTCTGTAGTCAAATCCCTCTCAGCCACGTTGTTATACTCTTCCAAAGCCTTTTCTTTATCTATGCTCCTTTCCACCCATATACCTATCATCTGGTCTGGCTGCATATCCCCGATAGACACCGGGTTTTCCTCCGTAGCCTCATAAAACTGGACTGTATAGGGTCTGCTATATATATTAGGTGCACTGCCCATATATCGGCTTCCGTCTGCACCTTCCATCATTCCCACGGCACCTACCTTAAACGAACACACATTTGTTTCCGGATTCTCGAACCATATCTTCACCCCTTTTGCCACCTCCTGGCTGTCATTGTGCAGCACTATAGCCCGGTATTCGTTTCTCGCGTTCCTTATCGTGTTTACACTCAATTCATCAAACAGATTACCGAACATGTCGTTAGGTATTGTCGTGGAAGATACAAAGCCGCCCAACGAATAGGAAACATTCTGTTGTTCCATCATATAACCAGAACTTACTGTATATAATAACTGCATATCTTATCCTCCTTTCTTATTCTTTCGGTTTCGGCATGCCTGCTAAAGACCAATATTCCGTTTTTGCCGTATTGTCAATCGTGACCGTACCACCGTTATTTCTCACCCTTGCTATGTAAAACTCGTTTACCGACTTGGTAGGGGGTTGTTCCAAAGTCACTTCCTGCACCAATCCCAACGTAAACCAATCATAGGTATAAAGCCCTTCCATTTGTGCATCCGTAAACACCTTTCCAAGCGGCACTGTTCCCAGTATCACAACCTGCAAATTTGTTTCCGCAACAAAATCGGATTCGGACGTTAATACAATATTCTTGTTATCTATTATATTGACTATCTCATATACACCATTATTTAGGGGCTGTGAACCGTCGTCCTTCAAAAACTTTATCGCTACCGGGGTTTTCCCTGCCTGTCCTCTAACCTTACCGGAAAAATCCACGGTTCCGGTCACTACACCTTTCTGGTTGATGCTCACATATCCGTTTTCATAGTTTTTTGTCGAATATCCGATTTTCAGCCAGTAATACACGCTGTCTGCCGGGATGGCAAAGTTATCGTATATATTGACAATGTTTATTACCTGTCCCAATGAGTTTACCGCCATACCCGGCAATATCCTCACCGTTCCTCCCTGTGTTCCCTGCTGTACCTCGAACGCCTTGTTGTCTATAAAGGTGTCTACGGTCTCAAAGTCGGACTTGAATTTAGTAGGGTTGTTTGTCACTATGCCGAATGTATAGCTTCCGGCAATTAAAATCTTTCCAAGCAGAGAGTTCTGTAGGAAAGACTGCATGTTCATCACTTCTTCTTTTTCTAAAAAAGTGTTTCTGTTAACATTTATCTGAGACATAATATCTATAAATTTTATTTACAAAATTAGAACCATTCTGGATAACTTTTACTAAATTCCGCATACCCACTCATTCTTATACATCCTCTGAAACATCCGCTTTTGGATATATTGTCAACATCCGGGAAACCAAAATCAGACACTGGAAATGTTTTTGAAAGATAATAGAATATAGGCATGTAACATACTGGAAGTGTTACTCCCGCAGCCTTGGCACCTCTCCATATTGGTTGTGTCACTAAATTTGTACAACCGCTAAATGCGCTTGTACAACTGCTTATATACTTCAATACACCCGATTCTATAACAGAATTAACTCCGCTTGTATTGGTTACATCACCAAAGGCGTATTCAGCCGTCGACAAATTAGAACAATTCTCAAACATACTTGAAATATTCACTGTCACCGAATGACCGGACGGTGTAATAGGGTTGCCTACCGACCCTGCCGTTCTCAAATTCCGACATCCACTGAAACATTCCTCATAAGAGTAACATTCTGTTGATTCAGAGAATAAGGAAGATGTTATCGTTGTCAGTCCACTATTTTTAAACATTGATGTTGCACTAACTATATTAGGGATTATTACACCACTCACATTCAATAAACTACTACATCCTTCAAACATACTGACACAAGAAACCTCTCTTGCAGTAAAATTGAAAGCTCCTGCACTTATGCTTGAAAGATTATTACATTCATAGAACGTTTGATTCATCTGCAAGCTATCTACCGAACCAGAAAACATATTGGACGGTAAAGATGATATACCAGAATTCATACAAAATCTGGTTGCCACTGCCGAAGCTCCTGCAAAATACTTGAACGTTATTCGGCATGGAGATTGTAAGTTGCTGCAATTCTCAAACATGTGTTGACAGTCTACTACGTTTGTTGCGCCTATATCGTTACTTATGCTTGACATTCCGGTACATCCAGCAAACATATAGCTTAATCTCGTCCCATTACCAGAAGTCCTTAATTGTCCACTTACAGAGGAAATATTACTGCATCCATAGAAACAATAGGAGTAATCACTTATCGAGTTTCCTCCAAGCACGCTTGACAAGTTCACCGAACCGCTCAATCCACTGTTTCTATATGTGCTCACAAACGTACCACTTGTTATAAAATCAAACAATCCTGCCGGAACGCTTCTCAAGCTGCTGCATCCGTAAAAGAATGAATCTGCCGAACCGCTCATAAGACTTGTAGTCCAGCTTACAACCGATTCAAGACTGCTGCAATCTTGGAAGGCTCCCTTTCCCCACGACGTTCTCACATTTTCGGTAAACCACTTGATTACTCTTGTCAAACAATTCTGGAAACTTGAAAATCCGTTTGCACTCCATGATAAATTGGCCGACATCCCGTTAAAGTCGAACAATATTATCTTTGTTCCTCCGGAACTGTAGGTATGCGAACTTGTTTCTACTGTCTGCTCACCATCTCCCCATTTAACACGAAGATTATTCAGCCCGGTAGAGGAGGTATTAAGTACGGGCAACACTATGTTCGTGCCATTTGACACCCTTACTTCCAGTACCGCACCATCTTCCATTATTATATCAATCGTCTTGCTGAATTCTTCCGGACCTACCGTGTAACTTCCGCTCTCCGTAAAGTAATTCTGGCTCGTCGCCACCCACGCATAGGTATCGTTACACGGAACCATCCATGATACGGTACCACTCGAACTTGTCACGCCCGAACTTATGTTGTCTTCCACTGTCACGCCCGAAATAGGAGAACCGCTCTTTGTACGCACGTTATATGTAACCTGGCATTTGTTGCGCGTCATTACGACGTTAACATATTCGTCGCTATTGTTTATGCTTACAGAACCGTTCTGGCTCTGATATCCGGCTTTTGACGCTTGCCAGCTTAATGTCTGAGGCGGCACGTATGTTCCGAATACCGCACGCCCGGCTCCATCCGTGTTCTTTGCCGTACCTCCGCATACAATACGTACCCCTCTTATGGATATCCCTTTCTCGTCCACCACATCGAAAATAACTTTATAGGTATTTACGCCAAGAACTATCGTCGCACTTGTATCGTATTCTCCTACAGTCACATAGGTACTGTTCTCGTTGTATTGAGGCAACTTGCTTGCCGTAGCCGTACCGGAACTTCCTGCCTCCACATTGAAGGTCGTATATCCCTGCCCATCGGAATACTGTGTCATTCCGTTAAACGTCACCTGTGCACCGCTTATACCTATATTGCTACCATTAACAACCTGTATTCTCACATTCACCCTCTTTACGGTAAAATTGATAGGAACACGGGTGTCCGAATTGTACACGGTAAACGAATTCACCACGTCATAACAATAAGGATATTTTGCCACATAATCGTATGTACCCGAAAACAATTGCGTAGATACCGACCCTAATTCGTTCGTCGTCAATTTTTCGCTTTGTCCTACAATCTCGATTGTCGCCCCAGAAGCCTGCGCACTTCCTATAGTCGCCTGGAACGTCACGTTGAACGGCACGGATGCCTTTTCTGCCATCTTTATAGTATAGGCATTGTCTCCTGCCGTTATGTTCACGTTCCCCTTTGCCGGGTTATAGTCCTGGTGAGACGCGCTCCACTCCCACACACCAAGTTCAAGCGTCCAGCTTGCCGCGATACCGTTGTTGTTGGAATATCTCGTTTCCCCGTTTATCGTCACTACCGCATTACTAATAGGATTGTTCGTTTCCACATCCAATACCGTTACCGTCAGTTTTCCGGTCTGCTTAACAAGGTCTACCGTTATGGCTAAAGGCTGGTTTATCAATACTGCCGTTCCTGTTCTCGGCTCATACCCCGTCTTTGTCACATTCCACGGATAACTGCCCGGCACACGGTTAAAGACTGCGTTTCCGCTCGCGTCCGTATTGACCGTTTGTTCATCCTCCCCTACACCAAGCACTACGGGCTGGTTCTTGACGGGCTGTCCACTCATTCTCACGGTAAATATGATGTCGTAGGTAACAAGCTTTAATTGTACGTCCACTCTCTTGTTCTCCCCGTTCACCGTCACAACACCTTGTTTCGTATAATATCCTTCCTTCTGTACGGTCCAGTTATAACCGCCCGATATACGGACAAATTGCGCCTGCCCTCCGCTCGTGCTTATTGATTCCGTACCTACAGTAACCAAAGCATCGTCAAGCGGTGTATTGTTATCGTCCGTAACATAAAAATCAATCAGATAGCCTATCTGCACCAAATCAACTTCTACCGTCACATCCTTATCCACGACTTCCACCGTTCCTTCCTGCCCGTTGAATTCCGTCTTTGACACCTTCCAGGCATAAGAACCTGCCACTTCTACAAATGTCACAATCCCGTTTCTTTCTGTCTGTAGGGTTGTGCCGTTGAAAGTAACATCCGCTTTCGCTACGGGCAACCCGTTGCTTCTCACGACAAAGTTTATGTTATATTTCGGTATGGGATTGAACTGTATGTCTATAACCGCATTTCCGTATATGGTAAAATCCTTTTCCACGGTTATATATCCATCTTTCACGACCTTATAATGATACGTTCCTGCCGGATATATAAACCCGGTTGCAAGTCCCTGCGCATTAGAACTTCCAGTCTGGTTAGGAATATCTTCACCCGTCACTAATACAGATGCACCCGATACTGGTTCCACACCGTCCCTTATACGGAAAGTCACATTATAGTAAGGTATCTTTTCCATCTCGATTTCGATATTGGTAGAATCCACTATTTCAGCATTTCTTCTTACTGTATAATAGTCCTCGTATTCTGC